GGAGGTGGTTTCGAGGACTAAGTGTTCCTCTTCCTCGTGGGAGGTAAGGGTGAGGATAGCATCGGGGTCACGGGCAAAGACACCTGATCCGGATGCTCGGTCGATGTGATCGGTTTCTGACTTATTACCTTTGGAGAAGTGGTGGGCAAATACTATTGCGGCACCGGTCTCCTCGGAGAAATCCTCGATTAGGTTTACGATTTCGCCTACTGCCTTGGCATCGTTCTCATCTATACCAGTGGCCAGTTTGTAGTAGGGATCGAGGATGATCAGATCATATTCCCGCCTTTCCGCTCGGATCTTCGTAAGTAAATCGAGGAGTTCTGCCCGGTGACCGCGTAGCGGCCAATAGTCCAGGTGATGGTTGGGCTTAATCTCCCCGTTAAAGGTTGCCTTGGCTACCCGCTTGATCCTGTCAGTACCAAAGAACTTCTTTAGCTCGAAGTCTAAGTATAGAACCTTCGACTGCTTAACCGGCATCCCCAGCCAATGCATCCCATTGGATGCGGCGATGGCCAAGTTAATGAGTGACCAAGTCTTACCCGCCTTACTGGACCCCGAGATAATCATTTTACAACCTTCGTGCAGTACGCCCTCGATTATCTCTTCAAGCTCGTTCTTCGGGTTTGTGGCGAACTCCATGCATTGGCCGAATGACATAATCTCGGGAAGTGGCTTTGGATCGGCATTGCTCACCTCGATTGATCGGTTGGGCATATTGGTGACAGTCGGGCTATCAAGCATATATTCTAGCTCTACCGCTTTAAGTTGTGCTTTGTAGTATGGGTCGGTTTCAGGTCTCATTATCTTTTATGTTATTTTTGATTAGTGTTAAAATTATTTGGGGCTGTAAATTTATGTGATTTCTGACAAGCACAATAGCATCTCCCTCGGCTAACCGGTCGGCCATTTTCATTGCTTTAACGGGTGAAATCCCAAGCTTAATAAACCGTCGTACGATGGTTGCTTTAAGGAGAGTATTAATCATTCCCGCCAAAATAAGATTGGTTGCTGGGCAGAATATCTCTCGCCCTTCTCGGTTTTGGGTTTTCTCGTTCCCCAAGGCAGTCGGACTAAACCGAGGGGTGAGTTGTAGATCGATGGATCGGCTCCGAGCTTCATTGACATATGTTTAAACTGCTCGGCCTTACCAGGTATCCAATCGTACCAGCAATGTAAGGACTGACCGCCACTATCGACTATCATCTTAAGGGGGCAGATTGATTCGAGGGTAAGTGCCGGACCAATCTGATCAGCCTTGGTCCATGTTGGATCATCGATCTCATGCACTAGGTACATCCGCTCACCGGCATTCTCTTTTACCCGAGGACCGATATCCTTGAATGGATTGTACGAAATAAATTCCATCTGCCCTACCCCTTGGCTAATCGCCCAATCGCCCGCCGTTTTAATAAGTGGGTTAAATTTATCCGCTTGGATATTAATCCATTGGTCGGGTTGGAATAGCTTGGAGACCGCCTCCTCGGCATTCAAAGGAATGGCGGAGGAGCGGAGTTGTAGCATTTCAAGATCCTCGGGCTTACCTTTTGCGTTTGTTGAGATTCCAGTATCAATTGATACTTTCTTGGTGGGAGTGATAATCTTCTCACCTGAAAGGATTTGATACGCACCGGTTAATGCATTGCGGATCTCGTTAGGCTGGAGTGGTCGGCGGGTAAATTCCTTTGCTACCTCGATGCAGTAATCGTGAGCCTTCTCGAAGTCGGATTGATGCATGGCGGCACGGAGGGTAAGTCGGGCAATAAAGGTATGATGGCCAAAGTCTCCTTGCGGGAGCCTGTCGAAGAACCCCGCCATGTCTGCTGATAGAATTGCCATTTACTCGGAACCCTCACCCTCTATAAACTGGGCAATGTATTCAGTCAGCTTGCCTATCGCATCGTCTTCAATCCGCCTTAAAGTACGGCGAGGTATCCCTGTTTTCGCGGCCAGTTCGGACTGGGTAAAACCCCGATGGTCCTCGGGAATATTGAGGAGCATATTCTTCAGCTTGGCATCGGTTGCCATTTGCTTGGCTATTTGGCTATCGTCCGTCCCCATCGACACTAACCCACCTATCTATCATTCCCTTTGGAAGTCCCGCCTCTGAGACATGGTTATCATTCGGGTCAGGCTCATAGCCTTTGCGAGCGATGTGAACTATTTCTGACAGTACCTCATGTGTATTGCCCCATCTACGAATCGCCCAAGCTTCGTTGGGAAATCGGATATCATCGAAGACAATAGTTTTATTCCCGATGTAGGGTAGAGCCGCTTTATAAGCTAGATCGATCCATATATTAGGATAAACCCCTTCCCTTCCCCACTCCGTCCCGAGGCTCTGTAATAACTGCCTGGTATTAATATTGTCGGGGAAGTTGGGTATTGGTTCTTCCTTAAAATGCAGATACTTTTCCCCCGGCAATATCACCTTGAGCATCTGTTTAATGGGAGTGGCGAAGGAGAGAATTACCGCTCCCTCGATTGATTTGGCGTAGGTCGATTTACCTACCGCCTTTGGGCCTGTTAAGCCGATAATTTTATTAGTCATGTAGTGATGAATAGTGCTGTTATTATTGTTAAAATGAATGCGGCCACGATGTAGGCTAAGGCGAGGACTGAGGTAATGAATAATCCGATTAAGCCGATGATTCGGAGGAGTTTCATTAGTAATGCGTTTTAATTTCCCCCTCTGCCGCCAAGGGTAATCCAGGCATATAGAGAGGTTCTTCGGTTAATAGTTTGATCATTAAATCGAGTGCCGCCTGTCCCTCCGATTCGGCAACTTCAACAGTTACGGAATCGTGGACATGAAGGACAACGGGGAGTCCAGCGGCCTCAATCTTGAGGAGTGAATCTGCCATCAGCTCTCTCGCTGTTGCTTGAACAAGGTTCTCTAAAAGTAATCCGCCATACAGCTTCATCCGCCCCTGTCCTCTGACCTTCTGACCAGTCAACTCTCGGCCATCATCCTTCACATCGAAATATCGGATTGGCTTCCCTGATTTACAGATCATGGTTGCACATTCAGGAGTCTGCCTTGCCTCCTCACGAATGTGGTCCTCGCACTTCTTCCATAGTTCGACAATCTTTGGATTCTGATTGCGGAAATCTTTGACCTGTTTACGGGACTCAGAATCGGTCATATTTAATTTCCCACCGGTTAAAGCCTGTGCCACTTGACCGAATTTCTTCGGACCGCATCCATATCCTAATCCAAGAACACGGGCTTTACATAAGTGGCGAAGTTCGGGGGCTAAGTCCTTCATTGGCTCATCCTCGTTATAAAGTCCAGTCGCTCGGCCATGAGCTTCGTATAAGTCGATTCCACCTCTGACCAAACCTAAGAAATCGAAGTCCCCGCAAAGGTACGCTAAAACGCGCGGTTCTATTTGCGAAAGATCCGCAGAAACCATCACCCTACCCTTACCAGGTGTCAGACATTTCTTAGCCGATGTACCCTCAACCTCGTCCCGAGGAATGCCTTGAAAGTTTAATCCACCCGCTCCACTCCATCGACCGGTATGCGGTGCCCCGCAGTATTTTAATCGGGTGGATACTCGATGATCGGGACGGACTCGTAGGATCATAGATATATATGTCTGCCTCGCTTTATTCGCTTTCCTCCATCGGGTCATCGCCTCAAGGATCGGAGCGTACTGGGGATTCTTAGCCTTCCATAAAAGTAATTCCGAATCACCCTCCTGAGTAGATTTAGGGGGTTCGACATTCTGCATTTTAAGATAGGCGGCCATTGCAACAGTCGAAGTCGGTTCTCCTCCTCCTGGGCCCACCCAAGGCAGAAAGGTTTCGACCTCGGCCATGATTGATTTTGATTTATCGATGTACTGCTGGCATAGATTCTGATCGATTGCCATCCCTCGGCTTGCCGTCCTTCGGGTAAATGCGGACAATAGAAATTCTTTCTCGGGGAAGGATATTTTCAGTTCATTATAAATCCGGATACACGCTCGGCTATCGCCCAGTGCATACTCTTTAAAAGATTCATTTCCGATGATCTCTTCGGGTCGAAGTCCGCTCATCTCATTGCGGGCATCCTTATTAAGTTCTTCGCCAAATAATTCCTTAT